AGCATAACTGCTATTGCAGTTGCATCATCAGCGCCTAAGCAACTAGGCATATAGGGGTTGGGGACTACAAGACCAAATCTTTGAGATAATCCATAATCCTGAAATTTTTGGGGCTGTGTCGGTTGTACCCCGTCACGTTTATGTTTACTGTCATAATGCGCTGTATCTAAGGATAAAAAACCTTTGTCATTAAGAAAAACACGTTGATAAACGTCATCCGTGGGGGAATGCACTGTGTCTAAGTGACCTACGTGTAAGACACGATTTTCTTGGTCACCCGCTATTTTAATATAATAATTACCAAAGCTGTCTTGGGTGTAGTGAGCACCTAATTCGGCTAGGCGTGGCTCAAACCAATCGGTAAGAAAGCGTTTCTCACCAACACCACCATGCCCACGACGATAGCGACAAGCTTGGATTAAATACTGTTTAACAGTGTGGTGATAAGCTAAAGCGTTAGGGTCTTTAACATCCCCTAACTCAGGCGTTGGCTCAGTTACAGGCGTTATGATTAATGGTAGTGTCATTGAAAGTGGTACAGCCTCGGGAATACCCTTAGTACCTTTAGTCCAGTTAGTTGGTTTTGTGTGTTTATTGTGTAAAGACATTGTTGAATCCTTTGAGATATATAATCTCAGTTATTAAGTTGTGGGGTTTCTCTTTTGGGAAAACCCCTTTTGTGGTGTAATACTCTACGTTATTGGGGGTCATTGACCCCCGAGGCTAGTATTGGGGTCATTGACCCCCGATGCTAGTTAGTACTAAGCAGCATCTTCCTCAGGCTTGTTTAAATAAAAACAATCCTTAGCTTTGTCATAGTACAATTCGTCCATAGGGTGATATTCATCGTCTTCCTGAGCAATCGCCCAGCGTTTATAGCTAGCCCAATCTTCTAAATCAGATTCAAAGATATAATCCTCCCCATCTGGGGTTTGTATAGCTTCATCAGTATAAAGACACTTCTCTAAGTAGCTTGAGTACACAGTGTCCTCCTCTAGATACCAGCTTTCACAACCGTAAGAATCAGTAGCTCTAACGTGTTGGTGTGCTTCGTGGTACTCAGCTTCATTACTTTCTAAATAATAATCAACCTCAAGTTCATCATACAAAACATAACCATTATCCACGGCTAAATCTGAGATGAAGTCATTTTCATACTCTGAAAAATGACAACAGCTCTTATCAAAAGCTTCGTTGTAATAACAACAACGTTGCCATGTACAATCCTCGTCATCCTCATAGAAGTACTCTTGTTCATAATAATCTGGAACCGCGTCATCCACGTGAAGGTACTCCTGACGAGATTCACACCAAACTACATCTTCTTCATCATAGTACTCCTGACGCGTTTCTACGTAGACTCTATGGTCGTTCTCTTGGGCATCTGGAATAATACCCCCTTTGTGTCGATAGGCTTCTTTGAGTGAGCAACTAGGTCTATAAGGACGACCAACACCATAATCTTCGGTTGGTTCAACACATAGAATGCAACGACTAAGAACCCCCAATTTCTCTGTATCACCACAAACTAATAATTTGTCCGTTTGTGTTGCAATCCCCTCAGGGATAACTGTGTTTATTAGCGTTTCACTACTATTTATGCTTGAGGAAGATTCTAGCCTATCAGACCAAATAACTTGGTTTCTATATTCGAGGTTATTATCCACGTAAGGCAGAACTAGGACTCCCTCGTTACTATAGATAGCATTTAAAACACCACCTGTTAGGCTATTGTTGAAACCCATAGCTTTTATTTCTTCACTTACTCCATCATAAACACGACCATAATAATTATGGTTGCCCCCGTAAGGCTTCATCTCACGGTCAAATAGTAAGATGGTGCGAATATCGAACGGATATTCGTCGTCTTCCCACTCACTGTGATGAATTTTGGTGATCAAACCCAAACGCAAGTTAGGGCTGTTTTCGTATGTTTCCAGTGGATGAATCCACTTGGCATCCCCTGTGTATTTATCTGCATTTGGTCTAGGGTGCTGGTAAGCATCATTTGTCCGAGACATACATGATGAAACATTCCGTAAATTTTCAAACATTCGATAGTGCTTTGGAATGTGACAGTTAGTGGTATACAAGTACCACGTATGCCCTAACGATGAAATATACTCTTGGATAGCTGCTACCCAAGCATCATAGCTATAGTGTTTGTCTTTGAATGGGAACTTGATATCCCCAAAGTCGTCTTTGAAGTCGCCATAAACGCGACCTAAAGAAACTTCCGATTTAACGCGACACTCTGTAGGGACGCCATTTACTGTTTCCCCCAATACACAGTAGGAATATAGCCACTCGTCCACGGGGACGTTTCTCTCCTGTTTTAACCTGCGTAGGGTGCTAGGCGCTAAATTAAAATAAAATGCTGTTTTATACATCAGAATTTTAGATTTCTTCAAACACTTCATTTCAGAAGCGTCTAAAATTCGTAACTTACCACTAAAGATATTAAAACTTTTACGCACTTCGCTCACAATATCAGTTGGATCTCCAGTTGACGCGCATTTAAATGGCTCGTCACGACCATCAATTGCCATGCTTGTAAGCACAGATTTTTTTAAAATTTCGTAGGTTTTTTCAGTAAACATCGTCGATTCCTTTAGGGCATTTAGCCCAGTTGTTTAAATAAGACCTAAAGGTCAAGTTTGGGGGTCATTGACCCCGAGTTAAAACAGGAGGGTTTATCCCTCAGGTTTGTTTAAGAAAGACTTCTGATCATCTTCTGACCAGTAGAGCCCATCTATAGACTTTGGCTTGTGTCAGTTTTACTGGCGCGACCATAGGTAGCTGACCAAAACTTTAAGTCATCCTTATAAATTAAAGTTTTATTGTCAGGTGCAAGGGTGGTTGAATCCCCTAAATATATGTATGATATATAGAACTCTGAGTAAAGTCCTCGGCTCGCAAAGTCCCAGACTTTATTCAAGTCCTTTGTCGTGAACATAGTAATGTTCAATTGTACTCGCATTTTAGCGAGATTTTGGCGTCTAACATAGTCGTGGGCTATGTTATCCCACACCACGATCCCCGCTTTTACAGTCTCAACTGAAAAATATAACCCCTCAAAGCGACTGTAAATTAAATTAGCCATTAAATAGGCTTCGTGGTTGACACCACAATAAGCCCATTTGAAGTCTTCATCCCCGATGAATAGTACCTCATCGTAAAAACCACGAATCATGTCATCTCGTGATATATAGCCACCATAACTGGGGCAATAAACACAATTTGATTTGTGTTCATAGCCTCTGCGGTAAGGAAGATAAATTAAAACCTCAGAGTCTGGGTTATTAATTGGGATATGGGGACTTGTGTCAGTCATCGTCGATTCCTTTAGAGCCTTTGGCTCAGTTATTAATTTAGGTCAGTGACCAGTAAGGGGTCATTGACCCCTGAAATTTATAGCAGTTTAAAAAAAGATACAAGTTTTTTATTAAACTACAGGGTTTAAATTTAAATGAGTTGTGTTGGCAACCCATTAAATGCTCACGAGGCTATCAAACGAGCACAAGGAGCTGTTTTATTGGGTAGTTAACCCAATCATACCACTTTTGTTTTAAAGTGGCTTAAAAAGCGTTATAGAGCTTTTAAGTATTTTGGTGTCCCAAATGGTTTGCCCTCTTTGGTGTTTAGTTGTGGTTGTCGCGTTGATACCACTTTTAAAATAAATATTGATACTAAGTAAGCAATAACTAGAACACCAAATTAAAATCGAAAATCGAAAATCGAAAATCGAAATATAAAAAATTTTGCATGTTGTTTTTAAAACCTAAGAAACTAGAAAATTGAAACTCAAAACTAAGGACAAAAAACAACAACAAAAAACAACGATAGAAATAGAGACAAAATAAAAACCAAAAAACAAAAATTGGTTTAAGAAAATAAATCAAGGCTAAAAAAGAGTACTGGTCAAACCAGTTGAGCTTAATCAGGTGATTTAGGAAAAGTGCACACTTTCGCCCCTAATGAAAAATACATTATATATATATATAGAAAAAGTTTTTTTTGTGTGCACTTTTTCACTTTTTTGCTCTTTTCCTAGAGCTGGTGCGGTTTGTAGGCGTTTTTTGGTCATTTTTGGTGATTTGTGCACTTTTTTGAAAATCGTAGCTCTTAAACCCCTGAAACCATTAGGAAAGTTTGCGGAATGAGGGGTAAAAATAGCCCTTTTTCACCTGATTTTTTTAGAATAAATACTCTAAAAAGTTTGTGTGCACTTTGCTTTTTTCCGTCCAAAAAATTAATGCTTTATTAACACTTTATTAACAGTGTTTTTGGTTATTTTTTGACCAGTTTTACCGCTGTTATACACAACAAAAAATGCTTAAAAATCCCTAAAAAACCCTAAAAATTCGACCCGATTATTAACAATCACGCCTAGTTTTTGACGCTATTTTCAGCGCCATTTCTCTTAAATCACACCCTGAAATAGACTAAATCCTCATCGAAAATCGACAAAAACCCTCTGCAGATTTAGGCTATTTCAGGGTGTGTATTAGCTAGGCGTGGGTTCATGGCGTGGCAAATAGAACTTTACAAGGCTGGTTTATAACTCGTATAGTGCCAAATTATGCTTTAAATAGTAGAGGTAGTGCTCGGTTTGGGTTTATAGCACCCACCCCAGGCTGCTGATTTTACTACAAAAAGTGGTCAAATTCACCAAAAAGTGGTCAAATTAACCAACACTTGGTCAAACTCACCAACCTACACCTCAAAAACCACCAAAAACACCTAAAAACACGCCTAAAACCAGCCACTAAATTAGTCAAATACACTAACTTAGTGGTCAATCTAACCACTGAGTTGGTCAATTTGACCAATCCGTTACTTATCGACTAAAAAACTCGACAAGTAACACGGCTAAAATCCCTAGAATACAGCTATTTAAGCTGTATTCTGTTCTAAACTCGTTACCCCAATCTAGGATTAGGGCAAACACACTAACTATGCAAACCATTACCAGCGTTATTAGCGTAGTTAAATTTAGTATAATCATCGTCGAATCCTTATTATTACACGCCTTACGCCTTACGCCTTACGCCTTACGCCTTACGCCTTACGCCTTACGCCTTGCCCTTGTACCAGTAAGTACCTCTTGAGCCACACGCTAGGCTCAGGTTTTGGTGTAGTTGCAGGTGTAATTACTGGAGCGAGGCGTGGGGTTCATTGAACCCCTTTTCCGCATAAATACATGTACAAAAAATAGCCCAGATTTTTCTTCACGCGGAAAATTAACGCCTCGCGTTTATATAAAAAATAATTAAAAAAATATAAAATCGAATTTTGAAGATAAAAAAAACCACAAAATATGCGATTTTTTTTCTTTTGGCTAGGGGATCAATGACCCCCTAGTTGATTGGGCTAGGCTTGGAAATTTTGCCTAGCCAGATTGAGGACTGCGGCTTTTGCTATTGCCAATGCCTTTTCTTTTGTTTTTTCCTTTTTTGCTAGTTCAAATATAGCATTGACAGCCTCCAAGGCTGCTGTTTGGGCTTGTTGGATTACTTCTTTATCCAAAGTTGGTTCAACTTGCGCGGAAACCGCGCTATTGCTTTGTTCCCCGGTTGCCGTTATTTTCTTAGGGTTTTCTTGCGCGGAAACAGCGCCATTGCTTTGTTCCCCGGTTGCCGTTATTTTCTTAGGGTTTTCTTGCGCTGGTAACTCTTTTTTGGTCATTGCCATTAGTGCCGTCTCGAGCTCCGTACTATTATTAAAATTATCTACTTTTAATAATTTGAATTTCTCAGGGCAAACGTCCTTAGCCGTTGATGCAATAGCTTGCATCTTGCGTATACGTTTACAAAATTGATAGGGTGCACTGTCCTTTTTCGGGTTAATTTTATACCCTAAAATATTATACATTTCATCGACCTCATACGGCTCAGCGCCCAATTTTAGCCGTTGAATAATACCCTTATTAATTGAAAATCTAAGTTTGAGATCACGCTTTTGAAGATTGAAAAGCGCTTTTATGTTTTTGGCTAAAATAGTGTCAATAGCCGATAATGTAGCGGTACTGTTAGTAGTAGTCATTGTATATTCCCTTTTGGGGATCATTGACCCCCAGTCGTATAATGGACGGAATTGTCCCGTGTGCAAGGCGTCAAAAAATTGACACCTTACGTTTGGGGCTAAGCTTCTCTCACCCCATGAACATATTATAGAGGGGTACACGAAAAAAAGCTAGTCTTTTCAACAGCTTATGCGCCCCAGTGCCCAAACTCGACTTAAAAAAAATTAGAAATTTCAGGAGGTATCAACTATAACCCACTCCTCACGCCCACGCCCACTCCTCACGCCCACTCCTCACGCCAACACCCACACCAACACCCACGCCAACACCAACACCAACACCCACGCCTGAACAAGTAAATACCACCCACACCTCACACCTCACGCCTGAACAAGTAAGTTCTTATGAGCAAGCAACAAGCAACAAACAACAAACAACAATAAAAATTTGGCATAAAAAAAAAGCCCACAATAAAGGGGCTTTCTTGGTTTTGCAGGCTTCGTTACTGAGGGTGTAAAACAGTACGTCCTATTCATCGTCGAAGTATATTATCTTAATGTTTGCCGCTAAGTACTACCTGTATAGCCAATCAAACACTAGAGTAGATTCTAGTTGATCACTGTATATAACCACACTAGACTGAAAGAATATACCCCTAGAATCTGAGTTTATCAAATAAAAACACTAAACTCGCTTAAAGTGACCAGTTTGGTGATATTTCTGGGTTATAAATGGCGCATTTATCGTTATTGTTGATTTAGTGTCCAAGGCTATTTCTCCCTAAATCCGTAATACCTTGTTTCTATACCTCCGTCTTGCGCCTGACAAACAACACTGAGAAACCCCTTAGTGGCAGCAAATTCACGCATCTGGTGTTGAAACTCAGTTTGGTTCAAGGTCGAATTAGTTACCTGCTTAAATCGGATATAGAGTTTACGACTCTCGAAATAAGCCAAACCATTTAGAAGCGTGTTCTTTTCTTCAAGTGTTAAAGGGTCAATTTGCTCAGCGAAATGTGGGTCAAACACAAACAAGCCGCTTGCTTCTAAAAACCACTTCACATGATTATTTTTCTGTCCGAGTTCTTCTGTTTTTTGCTTGAAGCTTTCGGATAGATGATAGTCACTCTTATTGGCTATGGTGCTAAATCCAGAAATCACCCAGCACAAGATGGCTTCTTTTTCTTGTCTTACTATACGGGTTGCAATATCAGGTATTCTTTTGTGGCTAGGTACTGGGTTTGGAAAATCAAATATTAACCACCGACGAGAAAAGCCATAACTAAAGTCCTTTGTTTTAGGTAGGTGGTTACTTGCAAACCAATGGGCGCACGTTACTTTGTGTACACTCATAGCTGTTTGCTCAGGGTTGGTTAAACTTGCACCATGCGCTGTTATACTGGTTCTATGCTTTGCTTTTAGGTTGTCGTCTAGTTCACCACCGTCTACAACATCCTTGAATATCTGGCTGTTAATGTCTTTTGACTCCGACAACTCACCACAGACGTTTAGCATCTTGGTTCTGAGCGATAGCAAGGAATTTATGTTTGTCCAGTTTTCAGGTGATATTGCCCCTCGCTTATGTTTAGGCGTTAGCTCCTTGATGATATTTAGTAATTGGGTTTTGCCTGACTGTGGCGCACCATGTAGTAGAAACGCTCTCTGGTAACTTGGGGCTTTGTTGAAGAATGTAACTGCCATTGCTTGTCTTAGCGTATACACTTTGTCCTTAAAATCCTCGGTTCTGCCCCAACACTGGGTTAGGAAATCCTCAAATAGTGTTGGGATTTCTTGCGTTGGCTGGTAGTTGAACGGCAGTACGTAGGTCAATCCCATGTCTGGGTCATGCGGAAGTACTTGGCTTTGCTCTGTCACAAAACCGTTTAGGAAGTTAACGCCCTCTATGTCCCGTCTTTTTAGCTCCGCTAGTAACTGAACCTTGACCCCATGCAGTACCAATTTCTTGTTATAGGCTTTGGTCGTGCTTTGGTCGAAGAAGCGGTTGTACAATTCAACAATCGTGAAATCTGGTACAACTTCCCAATAACAACCATTCCATGCCCAAAGATGTTTATCGGAATAGCGATGCTGTGTCTCTTTGGTCAGCAAATTCACTAGGCAATTAACAACACTCTCTAACGTGTCGACCCCTAGTGAGTGTCGTCGTGCCTCTGTTATTTGGCTATCTAGTTTGTTCATGTGGATTTGCAGTCCAGACTGCCGACTTACAAAACGCTTTAGGTTGTCAAGTTCGATACGCGTAATGAGGGTGTGCTGCCCAATCAGCTGTATGATTTCATGTACCGTTTTTAGCATTAGGCTCTCGTTCTGAAAGCTGTCACAGAGTTTGGTAAATATAACTTCTTTTAGTTTCTCGAATTCTAGCTGGACAAGGTTCTTTGTAATCGGGCTGTTATATTTTAGTTTAAGGTTGCGCCCAAAGCCCTTGTCCCAATTAGGTGGTAATCTAAGATTGTGATTATGTATTTCCTCAAGGAGAAAGCTGAACAGTTTATTTATATAAACTTCCTTACTAAATTGGGGTGTTAAGACCAACCCCTCAGATTCACTAGTGTGTAGAGCTTCTAATTCATAGATTAGTGGTAGTATTGGTTTTGAATTTCTCAATACTTCATAGGAAAATATCGTTGCATAACGTGTCATGGCTACATCGAACTGACCTATGTTTTTGTTGACATCAAACACCAAATCTTCTTTTGAGTGTTTGGTTAATGGTAGTTTATCCAGATTATAAAAGCGCTCAAAGTCCAGTTGTACCTGAGAATTTAACACTGGGAGATTATCTAGTTGCTCCTGTGTTGGGATAATAAAATTCTCAGGCAGATATAGAGGGCAAACATCCGTAAGAACTTTAACCACAGGAATTGGTGAATATTCTTCCAGATAGTAACTACTCGGTGAAATAGGTGATTTGATTGATGGGTCGGCTAGCAAGCTCTTAAACAGAAAAACGTGATAGTCCTTTGATACGAATTGGTAGCAGTTTTCTGGTACACGCAATCGAACCTCTGCTAGTACATCAGGATAATTTGTATGTACCATAACCGCAGCTAATTGTTGGTTTGACTTGCTCTCCCAATTCAACATAACCCCTGTGTAATTGGTGGCATATTGCTGACCCCATTTCTTTGCATAAGCATCTTGCGTACAAAACTGTAACTGGTGTTTTGGCACAGCTGGAAGCAAGGAGATTTGAAACAGTGGTATACAGGGAAACTTAACGGCTCGTAGTCGTGGACATAGCAATTTATACATAACTAACCTCTTAAAAGTTTTGAAACTTCATCAACGAATTCAGCTTTTTGTTGTGGGTCTAAATATCTATCCATTGTATTTAAAATTAAGGTTTCGAATTCCTCAAATTTCTTTATACCCTTTGCACGTTCAGCCATATCTAAAAGTTTCTCTAGCAGCGAGGTTGTCACACGAAACATTGAGGCTTTTTCTGTTACATCGGTAATATCCAAAGCATTTTTAAATGCTTTCATTTCACGATAGATAGCTTTGGCTTCGCTCTCAATATTTATTTCAGACGAGGCGTTATCTAGTTCTTGCTGTAGAGAATTTTCGCTACTAGGCTGTGTGTTTTTAAACACATCCTCTAACAATAGTATTTGTGCATCAGTATATGGGCATTCTGGGTCAGCTAAGTAAGTAGGGTTGTTACGCATCACCTGACGCCATATTGATAAATTGCGCTGAATTTCATCAGTAAAGGCTGGGAAGAACATGGCTTGTTTCATATATCACCGTCGAATTTTTATTTGTGGTGGTAAATGATACCTTAGATTCTTTTTTATTTCCCGTTTTCAATGTAAACTAGAGAAAATTTAATCGACGATGACCCTATGACTAACCCTTTTTTGACGGCTTTTCACAACACTGTTGTAGACCGATACAATATAGACACCAAAGATATGACGCTTGGTGACTGGATTTGTGCCAACACTAGTCTCAACAAGCGTAAATTCAGCTTCGACAGATACCCATTCCAAAAACAAATCGCTGATGATATGCACGAAAACCTTGACTGTATCAAACCAAGTCAGGTGGGGTTGACTGAAATTCAAATACGCAAAGCTTTGGCACTATTAAAACGTAATGACAATCTAAGTCTTATATACACCATGCCAAATGAAAATATGTTTAAACGTATTTCAAAAGCTCGTATACAACCACTAATAGAGTATGACAAAGCCTTTCAAACTAAAGGCTCTAATAATCGACAATCAATGGATTTAATGAAGATAGGCTCTAGTTATATGTATGTTACTGGGTCTAGTGAAGCAGATGCTACATCCATCAACGCAGATATTGTCTTTAATGATGAAATAGATTTAACCCCACAGGCAATGCTGGGTTTGTTTAACTCTCGTTTGCAAGGTTCGGATTGGAGGATTAACCAACGCTTTAGTACACCTACCTATGCTGGGTTCGGTGTTGATAAGGGGTATAGCTCTAGCGACCAACATGAATATTTTATTAAATGCCGCGCTTGCAATCACCAACAAGTCCCTTTGTTTAACCGAGATTTTGTTCATATAGATGGATTGCCTGACAACTTAGAAAACTTGATTGATATTGATGAAAAGCTTGTTGATGAACAAGTTATTGATTTACAAAGTGCGCATGTAATTTGTCAAAAATGTCACAAGCCTTTAGATTTATCTGATTACAAAAACAGACAATGGGTGTCTAAATTCCCAAGTCGTGTTCACAGTCGAGGCTATCGTGTAAGACCGTTTTCTACACACCGACTAGATCCAATGTATATTATTGGACAACTGTTAATATACAAACGCAGAGACAACTTAAAAGGTTTTTGTAATACGGTGCTTGGGGAAACCTACGAGGATTCAGATACTAAACTCACGGATGCCCAGATAGACTTAGTGCTTAGAGATTCTAATGTACAAGGTAAGGTTGACAGCCTACAGCATTGGATAGGTATTGATGTTGGTTTAACTTGTCATATTGTTGTTGGTGCTGGGAATAGTCTTGACAAAGTTCATATTCTCCGTATTTTAACGTGTAGAGAAGATGAACTCCGCGGAGTTCTCATACATCTAGCCTCAGAATACGAAATAACGGGTGGTGGCATGGATAGATTCCCATACACACCACTAGCTAATGACGTCCGTGATGACTCCAAGGGTAAAATTATGCCAGTGGAATATCGTGGGTCTAAAGATATTAACGAGGTTAAAGATACGCTTGGTGTAATTTCCCATCTTCAAGCTAACAGAACAATGATGCTAGACCACGTTGCCTCAGGAATTCGTAAAGCGACGTGGACAATTAATGGTTATGGGTTAGAGGGCTCTGTAATAAAAGAGCATTTAAAGGATATGGTGCGTGAAGTTCCTGCTGAGGGTGAAGCTCGTTGGGTTAAACTAAATAACAATGACCACTATTTTCATGCCTTTGCTTTTATGGTGTCAGCAATGGTTTATAACGGTATAATGGAAGAAAAAAAGGGTTTTGAACCATTATCCTATGGTATTTTTGGTACACACAATGGTATGTTAGGAAAACAAACTGATGTTTTTGGGGCTTCTGATTTAATAGGTTTTTCTGCTCGTTCTGGAAAATCAGATAAAATCATCACAAGATATTAACAAATAGAGACTCGACGATGGCTGGCACAGACATATTAAGTAAGTTAAAAATTCTACTGCCTAGTAGAACAAAACCTAAGGGGTCTATTCAAACTCCGACCTACGATGATGCACAAAAATCATCAGTACTCAGTGTACCAACATACAAAGACCATCTATCTGATTTAATTAGCAACCGTCAGTCTCAAGACTCACAAACCCTAATCCTAGATTTATTACGTACTGACCCTGATGCAAGTAGTGCTCTAAATAGTTATCTTACAACAGCTGACGTTGAACCCTATATTTTAGTTAAAGACCCTGATGGTGTGATAGACCGTGATGGGCATAAAATTGTTAACCAAGTTTTAGAAGCTTTAAGTGTTAGACGAGATTATTCAAAAGGGTTTATGCACAAGCGTTCATTACGCGCTATTTTTGAAGATATGCGCTACATGATTCTAGCTCGTGGTGGAGTTGGTGTTGAAGCTGTTTTTGATGAAGTACTTTCATTGAGTGAAATACGTAACGTTGATTTAGCCTCAATTCGATGGCAAGAAAAGCAAGCTGGTTTGTTAACTCCTTACCAAGACCGAGGGCAAGGCGACCCAATTAAGATTGACATACCTACGTTTTTTGTTGGTTTCTACCGAAAGTCGCCAACATCAGCCTACACTTACAGCCCGTTCATCAGCGCCATAAATACAATGGCAGCTAGACAGCAAGTAATTAACGACTTGTATAGAATAATGCAAGTAACAGGTTACCCACGTATAACCATAAAAGTTCTAGAAGAAGTTCTTGCTAAGAATGCCCCTGCGGATGTTCGCTCTGACCAAAGACAAATGCGTCAGTATATCAATGCTAGAAGAACAGAGATTCTTGGACAATTTTCATCTATTCGCCCAGACGAACCGTTGGTTCACATGGATAGTGTTGATATTTCTATCTTAAACGATAAAGCCCCCGCAATGAGTCTCAACATAACATCAATCATAGATACCTTGAACGCTCAAAACCAAGCTGGGTTGAGAACAATGGCTACCGTACTAGGTCGTGGTGAAGTTGGTGTAAACACTGCAACGGTTGAAGCTCAATTGTTTGCCAGAAATGCTGCCTCAATTAATAAACCTATCGGGGAAGTTATAAGTTCTGTATTAACCCTTGCAATACGGTTGCTAGGTTCTGAATCAAGAGTTATATTAGAATTTCCTGACATTGATTTGCGCTCTGAGTTAGAGTTGGAAGCCCAGCTTAACTTAAAGGCAAACAGACTTCGGTCAGATTTGAGTGACGGGTTAATTACTGATGACGAATATCATTTAAAAATGTATAAGCGTATAAGACCCGATAGCGCCCCAGAACTGATGGGTACAAAATTTGTTGGGGCAAGTATGAAAGTTGACCCTGCTGCGGTTAGCCCTAATAGTGACCCGACTGGACGTTCAGTTAGTAGGGCAGCAGATAAAGCTGCAAAATCTAACCAGAACAAGATAAAACAATAGATATGTTGTAAAACGTAGCATAAACTACTAATATGCTAGTAAATTTAATAGGAATCGACGATGACAAAAAAAGTAACTCTAACCGAGAAGCTTAAAGAGCAAATCCGTAAGGTTGTTGGAGGCGACATTGCCTTTGATAAAATAGCTGTCTATGAAGCTGTCGTTGCTTCTACTCGTCCAATATCTCAAAGAAATTCTGCCTATGATGGGGCTGTGTTAACCGAAGCCTATCTAAATCAAATGGTTGAGTATCTAGCCGAAGAATCTGTCCCAGTTCAAGTGATGCACAACAACGAAGTACTCCCCATTGGTAAGGTGTTCTCTGCTGGTGTGCTTGATGTAGAACAAGGTCAAAAAGACTTAAATGCTTTGTTTTATGTTGAGTCTGACAGTGACTTTGCTAATAAAATTGATTTAGGGATCATAGATGAAGTGTCTATTGGTTCTCTACCTAAACACGCTCTATGTAGTGAATGTGGTTTTGATTATGCTGCTAACGGTAACGAACTAGCGTTTTACTTTCGTGAGTGTGACAAGGGTCATGTTTTAGGTGAAAACAATGTTCACCTAAACCTAACAAAAATGGCGAACTGGAGTGAACTTTCTTTAGTCGGAAAGGGAGCTTCTGATAAACCTAAAATTCTTGGCACAGCCAAGCAACGATTGAGTAAAGACTCTTATGAAAAGTTAGCCGCGTCTGGTATTTCACCTGACCGCGTTGATTTGACGTATCTTCATTGCTCAGCAACTCAACCCCCAGAAAATAACGAGGACGTAGATATGGATCTTAAAGCCCTGACTACACAAATCTCTGACCTATCTGCGGCTAAAGCTAAGCTGGAACTTACCAAAGAACAAGTTGATACCCAACTGTCTGCGGCTAATGAACAGTTGCAATCAGCCAAGGATAAAATTGTAGATTTAGAAACACAACTAGCTGCTAATTCTGATTCAGAATTATCAGTTAAATTGGCAGATGTAGAAGCTAAGTTAGCTGATGCAGACAGAGCTAAAGAATATTTAGCCAAACAGGTAAAAGTTGCCTGTGTTGCTGCTGATATTAAATTAGCCGAAGATGCCTCTTTGGATGACCAAATTGAAGCTTTAGAAAAAGCTCAAGTTCGCCTAGCTGCTATCCCTCGCGGGGGTGTGTTACAGGGTTCTGAGGTAGACCGAGAAGCTTTAGATAATTTAACCGCAAGCGCACAGCACAACAGCGCTTTTTCATTACGTAATAAATAAGGAGTCCCAACATGATTGGTACACTAACTCACTCAGGCATCCGTACTGAAACTGCGGCAGCTACTTTCTATTTAGCATCGGGTATCACCCAAGCCTCAATTGGGCTTCCTATGGCTATTGACCCAACTGCGGATTTTACAGTGAAAATCGCTGGTGACGGAGACCAAGTAATTGGTTACTTAGAATCACATGAATATCACGCTGATACTAATACTCGCCTTGGTGCAGTAAGCTGGCATTTATGTACAACCTTTACCTATGAGGGTGCTGCCCCTACTCGTGGTCAAGGTATTCTAGGCTCAGTAACTTCTGGTACAGTGAAAGCTGCTGGAGCTACTGTTGTAACCCACAATATCGTGACGGCTGTAGATACTACTAACAGTACTGTTGAAGTATTGTTCCGCTAAGCACTCATTCTAAAATTTGGAGATTCGACGATGAATTTAAAACCAACCACTGATATTCAGCGCAAACCACTTGAAGTTGTACTGGGTAAGATTAATAGCCAAGACCCAGATGAATCACAACGCGCTGGTTTATCTCTTATCAGAGAAGCCAAAGAATATGGCTTAAATGTACGTGACTACTTAACCTTAGCGGTTGATGTTCGTGCTTCTAATAAAGAAGCTAACGGCATGAAATATAACCCTTATATGTTAGGTGAGGGTCGTTTTATGACTGGTTATGAAGCGGCTATTTCAGAGCTTAACTTACCATTTAAAAATGACTTTAGCCAAGGTGTCACATTACAAGCTGCGGCTGATACTTTTAGCTCTCGCGCTGGTACACGTGCGTTATTCCCAGAAGTAATTGACGATATGTTGCAGTGGGCAACACGCCAAGAGTTCTTGGAAAATGCCAGTAACTTAGTAGCTCAATCACGTACTATTAAAGGTAATGAGTTAATTACTCAAGCTATCTTTGATGACCAAAACCCTAGCGGTGGCTCACCAATCGCTGAATTAGCCAACATTCCAGTGCAGACTTTAACAAGCTCTGACCGTTCTGTTAGCTTCTTCAAACATGGTTCTGCTATTCGTACTTCGTATGAATTTGAAAGACGTGTAAGCTTAGATGTACTAACTCCATACGCAAGCCGTATTGCTCGTAACTTAGAAATTAGTAAAGTTAAGCAAGCAACTAATCTATTGATTAGTGGTGATGGTGTACATAATGCGGCTGATACCGTAGCAATCACTAGTTACAAAAATGGTGATATTGCTGGTGGCAAAACATTAAAAGATAACTATATCGCTTTAATGGATTTCTTAGTTCAACGTGCTAAAGCTGGTACGCCAGTTGATACAATCGTTGGTAACTTAGATATGTATTTAGAGTTATTCTTAATGTTTACGCCTGTGACTGGAAACAAATCTGTTTCTGAACACTTGCAAGACAAAGGTGCTCCTACTGTATCACTTAACTTACCATTAATGAAAGGTGTTAACTTTGAGTTATCAAGCTCAATGCCAGCTGGTAAATTAATGTGTTACAGCAAAGCTGATACCTTAGAAGAATTGATTGAAGCAAACTCTCAAATTTCTGAGTCTGAATCAGCAGTTCGTAACCAGTCTATTACGTATGTTAAGACTGAAACCTCTGGTTATCGCTTGATTTATGGTGATACTCGTATGATTTTAGACGTTACTGTTTAAAACATCCTAAAGCTAGGTATGCACTTGCACATCTAGCTTTTTTTTATCTATTTGGAGAAGACACCAATGTCAAAATTAATTGTTGAAACCACAGGTTCATTTATGCTGGTGATGCACGATGGTGATGTAATTCAGTGGAACAGACCGTCAGTTGTCCGTACTTCAACCTTTCTTCAAGAGCGAATAGCTAATGGTCAGATTCGCGTCTTAATTGATGACGTACCAGATACCGCAACTGATGAAGCTTTTGCCGAGTTTTTTGCTGATTCTAAAGATTTAGATAGTGCTGCGGCTAACTATTTTTCTAGCTTAGAAAAAGATGAAGATGTAGCTGATAGTTCATCTAATGAAGACGTAGCAGACAAAAAGCCAGCTAAGAAAGCTACTGCTAAAAAGCCCACTACTAAATCCTAAGTGAGTTTACTACGATGCTAACAGTAATTGAGGGTAGAGGTTTAGACCTTGAATTTTTTAGGACTGAGGACGTTGAACTAACACCCGACTCAGGCTCGGTTTCTGTTAGTATCACTAACTTAGAAAACCAATTGTTACAAATCTCAGGAGAAGATACACCTGAATTGGCGTTACAAATTCCTGAGGGTGAGTTAACTGTCTCAGCAGGAGAACTTGCTTCTTTCTATAATCTTCGCGCTGATTACACCCTTAATGGTGTAGATAAAGTCTACTATGATTTAATCAGAGTTATAAAAAATCTCCCGATAACTGTTGCCCCAACAACAGTTCAGAATATTTTAGGGGTTTCAGAACTTGAGCTTGAGAGTTCACAAATAGACATTTACGGCTATTACATGGAGCTTACATCACTCCTAGCGGTAGATATTTTTTCTGATGTGAGCAAGATAGTAAAAGCTAACCAACTTTTAGCTTATTTTGCAGCCTTTAACGAATTACAAACTCTCTCATTGAAAGTCCTCCAAACTTTCAGTGTCGATGACTATAAGAAAACCCGTTACTCGAATGTTGAGTTGCAGAAATTATCAGAGATAATTTCTCAAAAATATTGGTCACTTCGCAGTGAATTTGATGCCAGTGGTGCATTGCCACAAGAACCATTAGTTCAGTTTGCTACCCGAACTGATGTAGTTACGGGAGCCTAATATGCGACTCCCAAAATATAAAATTGATAAATACCTTGTTCGGGCTATCATTACCAAGCCAACCCCAGATTTAAAAGCCCTATTACCTGTACGTAGTCTTGTACATCTACCGTTAGCTTACCCTGTTTATGGTGGTGAAATACTTTACAGGAATAACAAACCTTATATTTTACTAGCTGACCATCACGAGCATCTACTAGGTAGGGTTTTTTCTGGTCTTCACATTAATACCTCAGTTGAAGTAATTTATTTCCAAGAAACCATGCACCCAGTTACCAATATGTCTAATGGGAAAACCGAAACCAGTCGGGTAACAGTCCCAGCGGTAATTGAGGTTGGGGCTGAGGTAACAGATAATAATTTGACGTCTAAACAAAATATTTATTATCTAGGTACGGCTGTTAGTCTAGACGATAAAATAGATAATGTTCGCGTTCGTAAAGTCGATTTAATTAGTGGTGTGTATAGAGTAGAGGCTTATTAGTCATGGTTGGGTTTATCTCAAGTTCCTATACTGAGCGAGGTCTTCTAGAAGACTTTGATTACTACTATGGGAATTTGCTGCGGTTGGCATCTACTGAAACTAAAATTAGATATGAAGATAAGGTAAAAAAAGTAGTTTTAGACCACTTAAAAGACCTGTTTTTTCGTGTAGCTGACTTTTTGGTTCAATTCAATAATGCTGACCGTATAAACCAGAAAACCTATGCTTGGCGTAGCTTTGGTTACCCAACGACGGCACCATTAACGACTAAGTTCCTTTTGTATAAATCTGAGGGTAAAGGACAGGCTAACTTGTGGAATCAACAAGTTTTACGTGGTTCGATCAGACAATCAAAAAGACCTAAGCATATCGCGCTATTTAGACAAGTAAAAGCTACTAGCCTAACAGGTAAAGACTTAGCAAAAGAACTCTATACTACGTTTGGTGGGGTGAATGTTCAAAGTTACTCCGCTGGAAAAGATATTTATAAAGCGGGTGTAACCATTAGAAACAATAAACCCTATCTAACCACTAGTACAGGGACAACAAGAATTTCATGGGCAGACTCAATAGACTACAAATACAGTCATTTGGTAGATAAGCTCCCAGAGGGTGTGTCTTATATTGGTAACGGTCGCTACACCTATTATGGTCGTGGTGGTTTGGGTTTAGCTAACTTAATAAACAAATACAACATCCCAACGGATGAAAAAATCAGTATCTTTGATAACTTACTTACCTTGTTATCTTATAGTGATTCAGGTGACCCAATAGCCGAAATGCTTAAAAAAACCAAAGTCTTTGATGGTGACGATGGTGAACAATTACTGGATGTTATTATTGGTTTGGGTAGTCAAAAGCATCCGTTCTTAACCCCTTTTATAGGTAATGACTTGTTTGGCACTAGCAGCAAAAGTCTATTATCAAAACTAAACAAACTTGTGGAGTAGTCCTCTTGAACTATTACTTAAATACACTAGCTTCATTACTCAGACTCACTAACGACTATGCTGGTGTGTTATCAACTGATTTAGGTACTCCATTTAAACCACTTAATTTTGACGCTTATTCAGATATTATTGCTTTACCAGCAGGGAATCTAGTGGGTATAGAAAACCTAACAATGACTAGTCAAAACGACAGCTCTCCCTTTTTTGAACTCTCAGTTATGATAACCGTAGCTACAGAAAACGATGTGAACAATATGCTTTTATCAAAAGCATTAAACTATTTGTTTTCAAAATTACAGCCAACACATACGTTCATGCTTTATGATGAAAGTAGTGGGGCTGCTATTGGAAAGGCAACGATATTTGGGAGAGTAAATATACTCCCCGTAAATAATACCAGTGGGAATACTAAAACGTTTCAGTCTATTAACTTCGAGGCTGCGTTTACCGTTTAAGTATTAGCCCTAAGTCTAGGACTGATGCGCAGATAGCTATTTGAAAAGCTTGTTGTCTAGTATATAGTGTCTTAGAACAATAAGTGTCCAACTTTGTGAGTTCACAGGTGGATAATCTTAATGTAAAATGTTTTGTAGATGACTTAATATCAAAATCACGCATATCTGGTGTTGGTAATTGATTATCTAAAAAATGATTAATTAGCGTAACTAATTTTTCAGAATTAGTTTCACAATTAATCGGTGCTTGCTGTGCAAGCGTTATGATAGCTTCGGGGCTTCGGATCGCTATAGGGTGTTTCTTACTCATTGGTGATTCCAGTTTCTAAGTGTTAATAGGTATTGAGTATAACCTAAAAATTAAGAGGAATCGACGATGGCGGCTGATGCTAAAACCACAAACTTTATGCTAGGTGTTGCGGAAGTAATGCTTGGTAATGTAAATGAATTATATGACCTTAATCCTGTAACACATGGTATTGGGCTTGTTAAAAACTTTACGTGCGAGGCTACTAAAGATCGTACAGATTTAACGCAAGGTAGAACAAACGATATTGTTTTTAGTATGACAACATCATCAACAACTAAGTGCAATATGGAAGTCTACGAGTATTCTGTATCAAATATGGCTTATGCCCTTGGTTTACAAGGTGGTGCTGTTACTGTAGCTTCTGGTGATGCGTTAACAACTACTGGTTCAGTAGCTTTTTCTTCTGGTTCAGTTTCATTGTCTTTTGCCGATGGCACTGGTTTACAAACACCTATCGTGGGTGACTATGTATCATTACGTAATCCTAATTCAGAAAATATCCTTATGGGTAAAGTTTCTGCGGTTACTGGTATTACGGCTGGTACAGCTTCTACAGCTACAATGACTGTTGATATTGCTGACTTAAACTCTACTCAAACAATAGCTGCTGGAACGTTAGTTTCTGTGGTTAATGTTCTTGATATTGGTTCAACTGACGTTGACTACGACCTCTCAGCAAAAGTTTCTGGTCAGTTAGCGAATGGTACTTGGGTAACTTTCTTATTCCCGAAAGTACGTATTACTTCTGGGTTGTCTATAGCATTTACCACAGATAACTTCGGTAATATCCCGTTTGAGTTCACACCGTTAAAAGCTTCGGCTTCTGACCCGTACTACGCTGAGTTTAAAGGAGTTGCGGCTAAAATATTGGTTGACTCAATCAAAGCACCTTTAGCTTAATACCCATAAAAGCTTAATCTTAAAAAGGACTCCCAGTAGAGTCCTTTTTCTTTTATACTGATAAAAATAATTTATACATAGTTGAAACGACGATGACTACCACGCAACAACACATTGATCCACATTTCACATTCAAAACCAGTAACGAAAGCTACGACCTATTTATGTCTTTTGGTTTACTGAATCAATTGAGTCGATTTTTTACTGACTTATCAGAGTTAGATGAAATCTACCGAAACCCAGAAGTAAAAGGGGCTATCTTAATAGAATGCCTGTCCGAGCGAGATACTCGTGGAGGCATAACATCACCATTCAATTTAATGGAATTGGAATGCACTAATGCTGATGTTGAAGAACTTTTAGTTTGGGTTGAGCAACATCTTACTGATTTTTTTGTTCAGGCTCTACGCTTATCCAACCACGCAATTCAGCGCAGAGCAGCAATACTCAAAGCGACCAAATCAGCCCAGTCTACAGAAGTTGGTACGAGGGATTAACTACCGAATATAAGTTGTGTTATTGTCTTGACACTACACCTAGTAACTTAGTAGTTAAGTATTGGCAATACAGTCGTTCTGATATATGTTATCTAACAGATATTAAGGTTGGACGTGAAGTAATTGGCTTTGCACAAGACTACGAGAATTTAATTAAAGTGGTTTCCAAAGCTTTAGGTGGTGGCTCAGATGATGCCAAAGAAAAACCTAAAGCAAAAGAACCTAAGAATGCCGAAGAAGCACAAACCCTGTTTGCGGCTGTTTTTGGTTAAAGGAATCGACGATGACGAAAAAAACGCTCTTAGCTGAGATTAAGATTAGTAAAAAAACTACATCTGACTTAGAGGCTTTTCAAAAGAAACTATCAGCTTTAGCCGCGGAACTAAAAAAAACTGAGGCAGCGTTTGCTAAAGTAGCACCGTCATCACGCGACCCTAAACTTTCAAAAGCTTTAAAACTTCAACAAAATGATTTAGGTAACTTCCTCAACATTTCTAGAAAGAATTTACTCTCTGGGGTTAAAGACCCCAGTGCGCGTAAATTTATAGAAACTCAATTAGCTGAGTTAAAAAATCAGATTCTTGGTAGTGTTAAAACCAGTTTTAAAGAGGGATTGCGCCTAAACTTTAAAGAACTAGAAAAAGAAGCTTATTCTAAATCTCAATATAAAGCCCCTAGAGGTTCACTCCTAAATAAAGATTTAGGGAAGCTAACCACTAAGGCTGAACTTTCGGATATGCGAGAGCAATTAAAGCTTTCAAAATCTGCGGCTACTGAGTACGTAAAAAATCTCTCTACTAGTGGTAAGGCTTGGACTAACGAACATAAATTAGCTCAAAACCAACTAGCGCTTTTTGAAAAGCGACTAAAAGAAGTTAACGAGATGATTCGTGCGTTATCAAGCACGAAATCCTCAGGTGGTGTCCCACTACCTAAAAAGACAGCCCATGAACTCGCTCAACTACGTGCTTCTCAAGGCGCTTTAGATGGTTCAGCAAAACGTAATTATAACGGTGGTGCTAATCTATTTTTAAACCAAGCCCAAGTAATGAGAAATTTTTTGATTATGGGTGGTGGTTTAGGGGCTCTTGGTAGTTCTGCAAGCTTTGTTACTGGGCTAGACAAATCATTTAAACAACTGCAATCAATTGTTAATTTAACCAACAATGAAATGGAAACACTTTCTAAACGATTGATTGATGTTTCTGAAAAAACCAAATTCACAGCCGTTGAAGTTGCTGACGCAGCTATTGTTTTAGGTCAAGCTGGTCTAGGGAAAGACCAAATCGAAAACTCTATTGAAGCTATCACGCTTTTTGCCACAGCCGTTGGTTCAGATTTAAAAAGCGCTGTTGACTTAGCGACCTCTACGTTAGGTGTTTACAATAAAGACGCCTCTCAAATGACGACTATTGTTGACGAAATGACTGTAGCCATCAATAACTCGAAATTGAACCTTGAGAAACTAACCTTAGGTTTACAATACTCAGGTAATATCGCAGCCCAATCTAACGTAACCTTTGAAGAAACTGTCGCTGCCCTAGCAGCTATGGCTAACTCTGGTATTCGTGCTGGGTCTACTTTGGGTACAGGTTTACGTCAAATTTTAATTGCATTACAAAATCCGAGTGTTGGTTTCAGAAAACGTGTCTCTGAGCTCAACATTGATATGGCTAAACTCAACATAAGCACTCATGGTTTGATCCCAGTATTAAAAGAATTGGGACAAGCTGGGTTCACTGTTAATGATGCTATGAAAACTATGCAAGTTAGGGCGGCTTCTGCATATGGTGCATTCATTAACAACATAGACTCCGCAGAGGAGCTTTCAGTAAAAATGAAACTAGGTGGCGCAGCAACTAAAGCAAATGCCACTCAAATGAAAGCTTTCTCAAACCAGTTAGACAGATTCGGGTCAACGGCTAAGTCAGTTGTCTATGAAGCATTCAAACCATTTTTAGAAACGTTAACTAAGATAATTGAAAAGGGAGCTGATTTTTTAAGCTTTTTAAAAGCTGCTGCTCCTTTACTAACAACAATAGCAACACCTTTGCTTGTTTTAGGTTCTGTATTAGCCACTAGAAGTGTCGCTAGTCTCGGTTATGGTGTAGTGGCTAGTGCTGTTGATAGTTTTAGAGCTGCTAGAAGCACCCCAAAAATTACAAAGGGTGAAACTGCTTCGGCTGGTAAAGTAATAAAAGAAACTATTACCAAAGGGGGTAGTGTTAGGTCGTTAGCAAGTGCAGTTTTAAGTGTGTTGAAAGTAACCCCTGTGGTAGCTGCAATAACTACAATTGCGTCTGCGGCTATTCTGGGTTACAGCTACTTAAACAACAAAAGCACTCAAGGTTTAAAGAGTGACATAGCCCAAGCTAACGTGAATGAGGCTACCTCAAAATTCTCGAAGTTTGAATCCACTGCAAAGAAAGTTAATAAAGAAGTTATATCGTTAATTTCAAAGCAACAGTTATTGATTAATGATACTAGTGGTGCTTTGCTAACCAGAGAAATTCAGCGTTTAAACAGAGAGTATAAAACCTTTGGTTTGTATCTCGACTCCAGTGTTACCTCTTTTGACGACCTATTACATAAGGTTCAAGACTTTCGAGCCAACCTATCAGGCATTGGTGATGATTATAAAAAGTCTCTTTATAAACAGGGTGGCTTGCTCGACAAAGCAGCCTTTATAGATATTGAAGATTATCTAAATAAGAAACAACAGAAAGCTTCTGAACAAAGACGTGCTGCTAAATATGAGACTGGCGTAGACAATATTCCTTACGGGAGTTATGGCTATACTCCACCTATAGAGTTACCAGAAAACAACCGACAAAAGACTACCAAAGCCGCGCTTATAGAAGTACTTGGGTCTAAAGATTTATACAAGGAACTTATAACTAATAGCTATTCTAATGTAAATTCTTTGAAACAAAACTCTGATTCCGAAGCTGGTTTTGCTCGGTCTAAAACCTATGTTGATAATTTGAATAAAGGGATTGCAGTGCTTGAGGGTTTCTTTAGTCGAAACCAAGATAGCGCATTCAACATAATTGGTAAGAAAGTTGGTACTTCTGGAACGCAAGTTAAATCTGAGCTAAAAGCAACACTTGAGGACTTTAAGCATGAAATGGAACTTATTACTAAGTTCTTAGAAACTCGTAAAAATGTCTTTGAGGCTAACTCAGCCTCAGCTAAAGAAACTCAAGCGGCTATTGATGAAGCTCTTGGAAAAAATGGCTTTCAGCAACGTGCGAGTTTCCTACAATCAAATTTACAAAAATCGTTATTACCTTATCAAAAGTCTGTTAACGGTGGGGCTAATGGTGACGTAGTAGCGATTGATTCTATCAAAGCCATTGCTAAGATAGTTCAGGACTTTAAGTCTAAGTCTGACCAAAATACTAAAGAGTTTGTTGATTACTTAAAAACTAACTACCCTAAGATAAAAAATGTTAGTGATGTAGTTTCACGCGTAGGTGCAGGGGCATTTGAACAGCTTCCAGCCTCGGTGTCACAAACACTAAACACATTAGCTCCTTACGCGAGTAAGGCTTATCAAAATGAGATTGACGCTGTAGGGAATAAGATAACTCAAGTTAGAGCTGATTTAGATACTCAGGAACTTGGTAATAGTGAAATGACCAAGTACCAAACTCAATTAGCTGACTTATACAAAAAGCAAGCTGACCTCCAAAGTCAGAAGCTATTAATTGAAAGGGCGTCCTCGTCCACAGGGGTTTCTGTTGACCAGTTTAACTCCGAAGAAGAACGGATTAAGACCGAGCTTGATGCTAATCTTAACAAGCTAAATATCCTCGTTTCTGAGGGACAGTCTCGTGCAAAAATAGCTAATAAGTTATTAAACCACGAAGCTTTTTCATCGAATGACTTGATTAAAAACTATAGTACTACCGACTTACTCAAAGTGGTCAATCCAGCAAATAATGCTGAGAAAACACGTATTGGTAACGCCCGTACAAAAGATTTAGAAAATGTGAAATTAGCTGAAACTATGAAAGAGGCTATGGTTCAAGCTATGGGTGACGCTCTTTCAACCTCTCAAGATGTTCAAGGTACATCTCCAGAGGACAGAAAAAAAGCTTACGCTGAATATTTAGCTTACCAAAAGACGGTTGCAGAACAAGAGCGTAAGATTGTTGATTTAAAATTATCAGCTGAGGCTGATTACGTCAAAGCTATTAAGATTTGGGTTAGTGAACTTGAGTCATTGAGTAGTGTTGCTACTCCTGCGGCAAAGTTAAAGATTAAAGAAATAACTTCTAAGCTGGAGAAGTCACTACAAGAATCAAAAACGACAGACTTAGCAACTGAAAAAGAAGCTAAAACTAATGCTCGTAACCAACTTCAACGAGAAAGACAGGGAAATTTAGCTGCTCAGAGTGGTTACAATACCAGTGCTGAGTATCGTAGAGCTAAAGGAACGTTAAACGGTCAAGGCTATGTAAACAGTGCTGGGGATAATATCTCTAGTGGTAGTAGTGACTCAGCAGTAAATAATGCGATTGGTTATATCTCAGGGGAAGTTAATGCCGCTTATGAGGGTTACGATGGTATGACCTCAATGCTAACTGAGTTAACCAACATGAGCAAAGGGCTTGGTGACTCTTTTGGGAATACTTTTGCCTCTTTTGCTACAGGGGCAGAATCAGCGGGTACAGCCTTTAGAAATCTTGCTACATCAATGTTGGCAGAGATGGCTAACATTGCAGCTAGAGCCGCTATGAATCAAGTGTTCTCCTATATCTTTCAAGGAATTGGTGGTCTAGCTGGTGGCAGTGCTGCTGGTGGCAGTACCTCTGGTTATGCAAATATGGGGAGTTTTGGCGCACCTAATTACACTGGTGGTTTAATCACCGCAGGACGTTATGCTGCTGGTGGTTTGATAACCTCAGGTATTTCTACAAGAGACTCAACATTAGCACACGTTGCTAAAGGCGAGTTTGTTCTTAGAAAACGGGCTGTTGATGCACTGGGTTTAGATACTGTTAGGTCATTAAACGCAGCAGACACCTCAACTATAAAATCTGGTGAAACTAAGCTTGGTGCCAATACTAGTCTACTCCCCAAACAAGATGATGCTACAAGCAACACTGTAAACGTATGGGTAGTTAGCCCTGACCAAAAACCAAAGACGCTAGGAGCTAGAGATATTATTGCTACGGTTTCAGATGATATTGCTCGTGGTGGTCAAGTGAAACAACTTATTAAACAAGTACAAATGGGTAAATAATGGCAGCACAAATATTTGATTTTCCATATCATAAAGTAAAAACTCGGTACTTTAAGCGTGGTTTAAGTGTAACTTTAGGTAATGGTTGGGACTACTCGGCAACCCCGCACACACCCGCAGTACGCATTTTTACCTTGTCGTTTCAAACCATGAAGTATTTTGACACAGCATACACAACGACAGGAAAAGAAGCTCAAATTGATATGGCTAAGTTGGAAACTTTTTATCAAACACACGAACAATATGCTGAATTTCTTTATCCGCACCCAATTTACGGGAATATACTCGTCAAATTCAATGCCCCATTAGAAATCCCAGAGGGTATTACTGGTGGAGAGGGGGCTTTAGGTGCTTTTTCATTAGAATTTAAAGAAGTTCCAGTCGTTTAAAAAGTCTTCAACTGTTTGAAAACTGTGCAGAAATAAAAAATATTTTAAAAAAAGTAATATTTTTTATTTACAGGGGTGTTATATGAGTCTAATATAATACTCGGTTTGTGTAAGCAGATCATCGTCGATTTATATTAACCCTGCTTCGGCAGGGTTCCATCTCTAAAGTATCTCGGATATACTCAAGTAATAAAACTTGGCAACTCCGACGATGATATGAAAACCGTTTCCCCTAATGTTCAACAAGATTTAAACTCACTGCACCCAAAGCAATTTATTACCTTTCTGCAAATTACGATAGAAACCGATAGCGCACCTGTTAATTTCTATTTAACAGACGGGGAGACAAGAACATGGAAATCTATCTCTTGGTCTAACGCACCATTCTATATCTCTGGCATTAGTGCTACAGGTTCAGGGGAGCGCTCTCGACCAAAAGTAACTATCCCTAATGATGGTGGCACATTCACCTATTATGTTAGTAAACGATATATCGAGGGGGCTACAGTAACTCGTTACTTGGTACACCCCGATGACCTTGCTTCTGGTGTTGCTCTTGAGTCAGTATTCTATATAGCACAAATCAGCTCATTGTCTGGGCTATCTATAACCGCAGAGCTACGTTCTCCCTCTGACGGTAACAACTTTGTGTTACCAAGCAGACGTTATGTGCAACCTGAATTCCCATCGGTGAGCTTATGATGAATTTAACTGAATACTTAAATAAGCCTTTCGTTGAGGGTATTAATGATTGCTACTCACTAGCCAGAGAATTTTACCAACATACTTATGGGGTAACGCTCGGTAACTACGCTCGTCCAACGAACTGGTATCTTGTTGATAAATTCAATTTCTTCACTGATAACTTTGAACAAGAGGGTTTTTTTGAGCCTAAAACAACTGCTAACAAAGTAAGATATGGTGATGCGTTATTGATGGTTATTGGTCGCTCTACTGTAGCTAATCACGTTGCTATCTATGTTGGTCAAAACAAGATTTTGCACAACTTAACTGGTGGAATTAGTCGCTTAGATTCTTACTCAGACAGGTGGAGAAGTCGCGTTACTACGGTTCTTAGACACCCTGCGAGTGAATTGGGCTCAGAAGAAAATGCTATTACTTCTTTTAACAACACGCCACATCACATTAAATTGCGGAGCCAAAGATGATTGATTTGTTGAATGCTGATTGGTCTGCGTACTACACACCTACAATTGAACGTTGTGGGGTTATTCTTGATACAGGTGAAGTGGTTGAGCTTTCAAATGTTTCTGAAACTCCAAGTGAAACTTTTGAGATAAGTGATAAGGATTTAGCCTCAGTTAAGGGGGCTGTGACAGCTACGTGGCACACCCATTGTGGTGATGACCCCAATTTAAGTTTGCCCGACTACGAAATGTTCGTAGAGCAAAGTCACTTAAAGCATTTTATTATTAGTTTGCATTATGTTGTGGTCTACGGTTTTTTAACCGACACACTGTTAGTATTGGGGTCTAAAAAACGATGAAAGTAACGTTAAAATTTACAGGGCTTTTAGCAAAAATAGCTAAGTCTGTTGTTGTTGAAGCTAATACTCCAAGAGAAGCTTTAACGGCAATAAAGCTGATGCCAAAGTTTAACCCAAGAACAAACAACAAACGCTACGTTTGTTCTATTAAAGAATGCAAAAGTGTTCAGGATTTAGATGCTGGTTTAGTCAAAAAAACCTTAACAGTCTTTTGCGAGGGTTTAGCAACAGTCCCCCCTAAACTTTCGGGTTCGGGCAACAACCCATACATACGTATTATTATCGGGATAATTATTATTATTCTAGCCGTGTATTTTGGTAGACCTGATATTGCTGCCGAGACTAGTGCCGAAGCAGCTGGGGGGGCTTCTGCGGGGTTTACCACGATGGGTGCTGCCGCCTTTTCAATGGGTATCTCTTTGGTTATGGGTGGTTTGTCCCAGTTAATGATGCAGCAAGACCAAGATGGTTCTGACCAAAGTAGGTCAACTAATGGTTTTGGTAATACTGTCCGCTCAGGAACCCCTATTCCTATTATTTTAGGTAAAACTAAATGGGGGGGTCATTTATTCACATTAAATATTGAAACTCAAAGTGGAAAAATGAATACTTTAGCCGAAGAAGCCGCTAAAATGATCGACATAAACTCCATCAACAAATGGGATTCGTGGCGCACCTTGTTCTTAGGCAGCACTGTGGGTGTCGCTGGAACTAACAACGGTGATGCTGGCGGTACTGGTGGTGGTGGTGCTGGTGGAGGTGGTGGTGATGGACAGGGTAAAGTGATTTACGGTCGCTAAGCCACAAACAATTACAATTATAATTATTTCGACGATGATAGGTGCATAAACAATGGTTTTAAAAGGTTCTGGTGGTGGGGATACTGGTGGTAATGCAGCAGACACTCTATATTCTACGGACGCATTTGAATTTGTTCTTGGTTTGTCTGAGGGGCAGATTTATGGTTTAGATGGGTACACATTAGAGGATAAACTAAAGAACCTTTATATCGACGATACCCCTATTTTAAATCAGCAAAATGTCTCTAACTTTAAAGACTCTGATTTAATTATTCGTTATGAATCTGGTATTGAATACACCGCTGAAGACCCAGCAGATGCTACTACGGGTCAAACGCCAATCCGATATTTATTTGGTGGTTCAGTAGCCCAAGTTACTGTTAACGGTGGGTCACTACATCAAAATACAACCCTCACTAGAACTATGCCTACGGTTACTGGTGGCTATGACAACATAGAAGTACATATCAATGTTCAACAGCTAATGAAAATTAGTGACACAGGGACAGATATTGCTACAGCTAAGCTAACCGTTGAGTACAAAAAGAGTACAGACACAACTTGGACTGGGCTCTACTATAGCTCCTTTTTGCCAGCCTCAGTTTTCTTTGGTCGTGCCGAAGAAGTTGCTGCTACAAGAGACCCTGCTTCTGTTGACGGTTCTAAAGTCTTAATTACAGGTAAAACTACAGGGGGTTTCTCTATAACACTCCCTATCGTTCTACCAGAACGGGCATCTAGCTCAGATATTTACGAAGTTCGTGTAACCAAAACTTCCGACGACTCTAGTGAAGCTTTATCCTCTGAAATTATGTGGACAAGTTGCGAACTTCAAACTAAATCAAGTGATGCTTATTCACCTAACGGTGTTCCGTTTACAGACCCAAATCTTGAGTATCATGCTGGTACAGCCATGCTACATATGGTGGGTGTGTTGGGTGAAGAAATAAACAGACTACCAACCATTACTGGGGTTTGGAAAGGATTGCTTTGCCGTATACCAACTAACTATGATGCTGTCACTAAAACCTACAACGAAACTACCTCTTGGGATGGTAATTTTAAAGCTTATAAAGAGTGGACGGATAACCCATTCTGGATTGTAAACGAGCTAATATTAAACACTCGTATGGGGATGGCTAAAGCCAATCCTAGAGTGAGTGTCAACCGCTATCAAATATATGAACTAGCTAAATACGCTGATGGTTATAACTTAACAACAGGCTTAAAAGATCTAACCGATGCAATAACAGGTGAAACACAAGTTGCTCGATATACTTTTAACGGTGTACTGGCACAGCCTCGCTCTGGACTAGACACTATTAACTACATACTAGGTTCAGCCTTTGCTAAAGCTTTTGATTCTGCTTCTGGCGAAATCTTTATTGTTGGGGATATTCCACAAACACCTGTAGCTACAATAACACCTGAGATGTGTTTGGGCTCTGAAATATCTCCTTTTGTGTATAATTTCACACCGTTAACTGCAAGACACAATGAAATAAGCGCCACGTATATTGACCCTAAGCTAAATTGGAGTTCACAAACGCTTGGTAACTTGCGTGATGACGCTGATATACTAAAAAACGGTGTTAACACCTATGAGTATCAGGCTTACGGTTGTATTCATGCAGGAGAAGTGTGGAGAAAAATGCACTTCTATCTAACTACGGTACAGACTGAGGTTTCAACTGTCTCGTTCACACTTCCGCTTTCTGGTATACAATTTGATGCGTTTGATGTAATCAATGTTTGTGACCCAGAATTAGGGAACGCTCTTACTGGTAGAGCTATAAACTTAGATGCAGTTGCAAACACAGTAACAGTTCGTGACCCGATGTACTTTGCCTCTGCGGGTGTCTACAACATAGAAATCGTTGGTATCAGCACCAACTTTTTGTTCACTACCGTAATAGCTGCAAATCAAGTGAACACTCCCATTACTTTCTTTCAATTGCAAGAGGATTTGGTTTCAACAAGCGTGTACCCAGAGTACGCTGCGGTAATTGTAAAAGATAAAAGTGTTCAGTCTGTAGGCTTACCCAAACCCTATAGAATCGTTGGAATTACTGAAACTTCGGATGGTTTTTATCAGATTGATGCCACCGAAGTAAATCCAAATAAATATAGTGCTGCTGATGCGGCAACTACAGCTAAGAGCCCTAACTTCAGTTACATAGCGCAAAATAAAGGACAGGTAGTTAACAACCTTAGGGTTATAACGCAAGACAGAGTACAGACCCTAGATGGACAGCGCGTAAATCTATGGGTTGGTTGGGATATTCCAGCAAATCAACCTTTCGGTACGTCTTATGAAGTACGTGTTTCTCAAAGAACAATTAAAAGTACGCAATGGACTGACGTTACAACACAAAATATTATTGAAATACCAAACATTAGTTTTGGTAAAATTGTTGTCACTGTAAAAACTGTTGTTGGTGGTAAGCACGTAGCTAGTGCCAATTTAGAGTGGGACTTGACTCCTGTTACTAACCTTGATTTACAGGTTAGCAATCCAACACTTGCGGTTACTGGTACTTACCGCAACCATAGATTAACGTTAGACTCAATGTTAATGTATGACTTTAATGACCCAACAACGGCTCCTGTAGATATTACTAAATCTGGGGATATTAGAGGTGTTGTTTATACCCTATTTGATAATACTAACGTAGCTACACCAACAGTACTAACGACTAAAACTAGTACTACCTCTGGTTTGGTTATTGATTCTGGGGAACTACAAAATCTCGTTGGCGCATGGGCTGGATTTCCAGCTAATATTTTGGTTAAAGCTCAGGCGCAAGCTTTTGATAATAGCCTCTACCCAGCTACACCAGTAGCTTTAACACTAACATCTGACTTAACGGGTAAAACCCCTAATCCACCCTCATTACTTGCTTATGATAATAACACAAGTGTTTTATCTTGGGTGCATTCAAACCTAGAGGCTGTGGGTCGTTTTTCTGTTACGGTTTTGGATAATTCTGATAACTCTGTAGTCTTTCAATCTAATGTAAATGACACTGCTGTTAAGATAGATTTAACCGTTGGTTTTTATACCGCAAAAGTTAAAGCTATTAGTACTGATAGTGCTGGGGCATATTCTTCTCCAGAAGTCTTATTATCAATTACTGATACACTCCCTGTGGCTGATACTAGTGGCTTACATCAAACAGCTGATAGAGTTACTTACATACCTTTTGCAAATTTATCAAAAGCAAATCATAGTAACTGGCATTTTTGGTATGTGTTAGATGTTGATACAAACCCACCAGTAGGAACACCCCCAGTAGGAGCTATTAACTATCAATCACCAATAGGGCGGTCATTTGATTTAAAATTAACTGACCCAAGCAAACAATATGTTCATCTGTGGTTTACCGCTAAAAAACTGACTGCTGGTGATTTGTTAGGTAATGGAGAGCCTAATCCAGCTAAACTCTCTAACTGGAATTATATTTTACTCACTAGTACATGGGCTGGTATGACTGAGGCTGAGCTAAACTCAGCTTTAGCTACCAAAATAAATGAGGCTAGTGCTAATCAGCTTAGATACCGTGGAAACTTTGCAAATCATGCCGCTGTACCAACACCGTTATTTGGTGATGTGTACCACAATACTACAGACCAAAATACTTATGCGTATAACGGTAATGTTTGGAATTTGTTCGTGCCAAAAGGTACTGATGGTGTTGGTAATGATGGTAAGTCAGCCTATCTACATATTGCTTACGCAGATAATGCTACAGGTACAGTAGGCTTCAATCAAACTAACGGTAAATACATTGGGACATACACCGATTCAATAGCTACTGATTCAATTGACCCAACAAAATATAACTGGAAACTTTTTCAAGGAACTGATGGTGAAACTGGTGCGCGAAGCTCTGGCAGTTTTTACGGTCAGGTATTGGTTAGTTATTGGCGTGATTCTGATGCACTCGCCACTATTCAAAGCGAGTTAGGCGCAGGGGCGCAACCCGTTATGGGTGACAGAGTTACACTTTCAAATGCGTCTGAGCAACTAAATAGTTCAGCATTGTATCGCTATCATTTAGGATTTACTGAAACAAGAATATGGAATAATTTCACATGGAAAAATTTCAAAAAATTGCGTCCGTGGGATGGCATCATCAACCCACCCAAAGCGCTGCAAGATATTACTAAGTATGATGATGGGCGACCGTTTGAAAATAACCGCGCAAGTCAGGGCATTGAGCTAGTCGCAAATGGTACAGCGGAGCAAGGCGATAACTACAATTTCAGTTCGCTAACCTTTGTTAATGCTGATTCGTACAGTGGTAATGGTAGTTGTTTTGAAACAAGCGTAACTAGCCAAGCGGTTTTTTCAGATATATTAATTCCCGTTGATACAACAGAAACCTATCGCGTAAGCGTAGCGGCAAAAGCGCTAGTTGGTTCGCCTCGGATTTATGCTGGTGTAGCTTGTTGTGATATTGATGGTAATGTTATTGCCGATATTCATAGCAATTATACTGTTGGCAGTTTAACCACACTAGCAACTGATTTAAACGATGGTGATACTGTTGTTAATTTAACAAGTGCGGCTGGATTCAACAAAGCAACAACGCATGGTTATCAGAATCGATTAATATTTTGGGATTACACTAATTCAAAGGGTTACACTTATCCACCTGAATCTTATTCTAGAAACTTGTCGGTTAAATCTTTGTGGGTTGATGCTGCAAGTTTTGTCGGCAATTCAATAACACTATCCGCCCCGTGGTCTGGGGGATTTAAAGCGGCAGGCACAAGCGTTAGCCAAGCGAATGCTGGCAGCTCTTATACTTATGCAGCAGCACAAAATCCACTTGTACCTAATAGCTGGACGCTATATTCAGGCACTGTCGGTGGGCTTAATTATTCATCTGGCACACCAAAGGATAAATTCAGACAAGGCACTGCATTTGTTAAATTTTTGCTGTTAGCGAACTTTCAAACATCAGGTTGCACAACACAGTTCGATGCCTTTAGCATACAAAAAGAAGTTGAGACCCCAGTAGGGGCACAAGCTAAAGCTGCTGCCGCAGAAACAGCAGCTAAAGCTGCGGCAGCTATTGATGCAACAAATAAAGTAAATAGTTTGGAAGTTGGTGGACGAAACCTTGTTTTAATTAATCAACTAACAGGAACAGTAGCTACAGGGGTTAATTCCGTATCGACGGCTAGGTCATCAACAGTAGCAGCAAACGGCAACTGGAGAACGGTTACACATCTAACCAACACCGAATTAGGGCTATATTCTATTAGCGGTTATATCAAATCCAGTGTGGCTACTAATGTTGCTATTGATTTTTGCGACGAGCCAGCAACCACAATCGCTGTAGACTCAACGTTTAAATATTTTAAAATTGAGGGTCTAAATGTATCATCACAATATTTAAATCACCCAAACTACTACGGGTTTTTTGATATAACAAGTGTCGCAGCATCCACATTAACATTAAGCGATTTAAAAATAGAGCGAGGATCAAAAGCAACTGCCTATAGTTTGTCACCAGAAGACCAAGCACAAGCTGTTGCTGATGCAGAAGCCGCAGCCAAGCAGCAAGAGCAAGATAATCGAGTCGAGCTATTACCCGATGTAGTTGAGGGTCGTTTGCGCTGGAAAAAAGGCGCAATATCATTTGATTATGACGTTTTTAGCCCAACTGAACGTGGAAAGTTAGATAATTTAAGATTAGGTAAAATGCCTACTGACTCAGCTAAACTGTTAAACAATTGGGCTCATGTAACGGGTACAGGTAAACCCGCTGACTACGCAAACAAGTTTGACTTAATAAGTGATCCAACTGAGGGGCGTTTTGGTTATAAATCAAATGATGGCACAACTGTTTACTATGATGTATTTAGTGCTGGAGAGCGAACTAAGTTAGATAATTTAAGATTAGGTAAACACCCACTAAATACGACTAAATTTCTTGAAGACACAGACAGTGCTCAAGCTAAAGCTAACACAGCTAAAACGGATGCAATAAACACCGTTGTTGTTGATTCCCGAGTAGCTAACAACCAAATAACGGCAACGCATATTAAAAGTGGCGCTGGTTGGGCAGTGCTTCCTGCAAGTGGCGCAGACGTAACCTCTCAAAATAAATCCGCAGGGATAAACAGTGCAGACACTCGTAATGATAATCAACCACCAAGCTATTATTATGATAAAGGGTTTGGTACTTATAATGAGTTTAAATATAGAAACATAATTGGAGCCCTAGGCGCGGCAGGATATGTCACATTAAAAACCGTAGTTCCTTGGAATGACATCAGCGGTGGTTATATTGTTCAATATGCTTATTCACAAGAGGGTACTCAGAAGCGCCATGCAACAAGCTATACAGCATGGTCAGCTTGGGCTTGGTCTTTTGATGGGGATAACAAACCAAGCAAAGCTGATGTCGGACTACCAAATGTGTTTGATGGTGCTAATAAATTTGAACTAGTCAACGATGGCACATTAGGTCGTGTGAGCTTTAAATTGAACGGTGGTGTTACACAAAATTACGAAGCCGTAAGCCAAGCTCAAATTGACGGACGTGTAACAAGTGTACGTCCTGATTCTGTTTACAAAAATTCAAACACCACCCCTGCGGATATTGGTTACACGGGGGATTTAGATGCTACAAAAGGCGCTACATGGGGTAGTAATCTAAGCGGCAGACCGACTGAGCTAACAGACGGTCGAGTAGCAAACGCACTAGGCTCAAATGGTCGCTTAAATAGTCAAACCAATATACCGATGGTTAATAGCGCTGGGGGCATGGCGAGTTTAAGCACTAACCCATTAACAGCAATAGATGGTGGTACTACGGCAACAATTAATATAGCGTCACATACAGTACAGTTCGGTTTTGGCACAGTAACCTATAGCGCTGGTTCTATCACTGGTTTAGCTTTTTCAACTAAATATTACGTTTATTGTGATGATCCCAATTACTCAGGTGGAGCCGTTACTTATTATGCAACCACTACCATCACCGCGATAACAGCCAACTTAGGCAGACGGTTTATCTCAAGCATAATAACACCAGCTAACGGAGGTGGTGGCACAGTGCCACCGGCAGGTGAATGCGCTTGTTTAGATATGTGGGTTACTGACGAATTACAGGCTCAAGATGTTGAAGTTGGTACTGAACTTGATATATGGTGGTCTGGTGACTCCTATGTTAAGGGACGAACTACGGGGGTTATTCGTGTAGATGAACCTCAAATGTGTGTTGAAATAGAGACAGAATCAGGAGCAATGGTTTGTGTGTCAACAACAACCCCAGTGGAGTTGAAAGATCATAGAATTTTGTACGCTCCTGATGTACTTGGTTGTGAACTTGCTGTTATAATTGATGGTGTTATGTTATGGGAACCAGTAACCCGTGTTGATTATATTGGAGAACACCCTGTAATGCGTATCAGCGTGGGTAACGGAAGTTATGCTGCTGGTGTTGATAGAAACAAACGGGTTATAACGCATAACTTACAGAATAAACCATAAAATTAGGACTCGACGATGATAGTGACACCGACAGATTTGACAACCCTGACGTTCACCCCTGTACAAGATGCAGTGGTTACTGAGCGTGTATTCGACGTTGACAGCAATGGAACGATTTACACAACACTTGTTCACATCGACAAGCAGACAACCGACAGCAATGGTGACGGTACACCAGATACGCTAGACGCTAAATTTTGCTGCTCAATCATCAATTTAGATGGTACAGAAGTTCTCGTAAATAACGCCCCAGTTAAAATATCCCAAGTTCACAGTGTTGCAGTTTCAGCCATTAACGATGGGAGTGTTGTGCTGACTGATTGGGTAGCTGGAATCAGCGCAACAATGTTGCCCACGTTAATCAACAAAAAAGCCACCCTCACAGCATGGGGGGGATTCTAATGAATCATATAATTGGAACGCTTCAAGCAATCAGGCAATTATTAGTTTACTTAATAAGCGGCTTGCTAATTTGTCTAAACCCTTATCTTTTATATCTATTTACACAAGTTAAAAAGCTAAGAAAAGCTTATTACTCATGGCTTTTAATAGACCGATTAATTTGTACTATAGCGCACAACACGTTCAAACGCACAATTAGCGGTTGGTCTGGGCAATGGGCTGAACAAGGAGTTAAACGCTATGTTATTCAAGCAAAAGTTATTGACTTTCTAGCATACAAATTCTCAGGCGAAGTTGGACATTGCAAACACGCTTACGAGTGGGAATTAAAAAACGGTTGGGTTGAGTAATGATGTTTGATGACCCAGTTGTTGAGCAGTATCGGTTAAACCCAAGTGAGAACGGGTATTCAGGCGTGTTCACACTGGCTTATCCAAGTAAATCAGTCTGCATAGCATTGGGATTTACAAGCACAAAACCGCTAAAACTTAGTCAAGTCAAGGCGCTTATAACACACGTTAAAAGTAAACACAGA